AGTGCTTTATCTGCTACAACAGGTACGTTTACTGGCGATGTTTCAACTACAGGTGATTTTAAACCTACTGGCAAAGAATACTTCCACGTTGATTTAACAACTAACCAAAGTGGACTTGGTGATAATACTGCACATATTGTCGATTTTGGTGGTATCGGTACTGTAAAGTACGACACCAAATCCAATTTCGACAGTGCAAATGATGCTTATCTTCTTGATAGCAGTGATGGCGTTTATTTAATTTCTTATTCAATAGGTTTTAAATCATCGGCTGTAACTACAGAAACAATACAAGACGTTGGTGCAGTGGTACGCATTGCAACGGACGGCACAACATTTGCTGATGTAAACGGTAGCGGCGCACATTTAATGAATAACGCAGGCGATGAAGCTGGTTCGTTGACACTGAGCGGAAGTTTTATTTACAAGTCGACCACCGCAACAACCAAAGTGCATCTTTATGGTTACGCACAAACGGCAGGAGCAAATTATAACATGACCCATGAGGTTGAAAACCTAATAAATAATACGTCTGGGAATGCTTTTGGTGCAACTGCCAGACCGACTTATCTATCTATCGTGAGGATAGCGTAATGGCACTTTCTAAGATAACAAATGATGGAGTAACTGGGCTGTCTATTGATAGCACTGGTCGTGTGTTAATGCCTCAAAAACCTTTGCTTGTTGCTAAACTGACTACAGGGAATGACCAAGATAGCGTAAATCCATATACTTATGGTGCGTTAGACATTCATTGGGACGCTGTAGAAATTAATCAGGGTAATTGTTATTCATCATCAACAGGGGTTTTCACCTGTCCTGTAGATGGTATCTATAATGTTAGTTTTATGTATATAACAAATAACGATTTAGCCGCCCAAGTTGCATCTGGAATTTATAAAGAAGGGGTATTGCAAGCACAGGGCTATACTTATGCACATTCTACCGCCCACGAATTAGTTTCAGCATCCATTGATTTAGATTGTGTAGCAACAAACGAAATATCTGTAAGGTTAATTTCGGGCAACATATATATTGATACTGTAGGCACACATAACAATTTTTGTGTGAAGCTAGTGGGGTAATTATGGCTAATTATAAAGATATTAACGCAAATTGTTTTGCGCCTGACGCTAAAGAAACATCTGATGCTATCTTAAAAGCAACCGACTGGACACAGCTACCAAACAACGGTCTAACAGATTCTTGTGTTACAGCATTTAACGAGTATCGCACAGCTATCCGCACCATCCGGCGGACTAATCCAGACAACCCGACTTGGCCTGACGCGCCTAGCGAGGAGTGGGCATAATGGCATACATAGGAAAAACACCTGTAGGCGGTGGGTTTAATAAACTATCATTCCCTGCTGCCTCTGCTACAGACACCTACGCTCTTACGCTAGGTGGTTCAGCATACTTTCCAGAGACTGCAAATCATCTAATAGTATCTCTAAACGGTATTATTCAAGCCCCTCAGGACAGTTTCACAGTCAGTGGAAGCAATCTTGTATTTGCTGAAGCTTTGACTACTAACGACACAATAGATTTCATTGTGGCTCTTGGGGATGTATTTGATGTAGGTTCTGTGAGCGATGGAACAATCACAGCTAGTAAAATATCTAGCAACTTAATTCGTAACGGTATTCGTATCAACACAGGGACACTGTCAACAAACACAACTATTGCTGCGTCAGAACGGGGCATGATTGCTGGTGCGTTGACGATAGATAACAATGTTACACTTACAGTAAATGGGGAGCTTACAATTGTCTAAATTATATGTAAACAACATTTACTCTAAGACTGGTGCGTCAGAGGCTATTAATATTGACAGTGATGGGCGTGTGACTACACCAGCTAGGCCAGCGTTTTTAGCCTATAGAAATAGTGGGGCAAGTGCTACGCTAACCGAAGGAAATTACCATCAAATTTTTCCTTTTGATGCAGTTGAATTTGACATAGGTGGTAATTACAACACGACAAACTACAACTACGTTTGCCCTGTAGACGGTGTTTACTTTTTTGCTCTTAATGCACGGATTGATGGTGCTGGGGGTAATTATGTAAGGGGAATAATTTACAAAGGTGATGACGCCGCGACACAGACAAACCCCCACAGCCAACACGGAGATGCTTTATTTTCTATCAACGGGGCCTTTGCTACAAATTATGAAACCATAAATGTTTCTGGTGTTTTGCAATGTAGCGCAGGTGACAAGGTTACAGCAATGGGCGGTCATAACACTGACACGCTTATTTATCTTAGCGGTGAATCACAATTTAGCGGATTTTTAGTAGGTTAGGGGGCGGATATGGCATCAATAATTAATGTTGACCAAATCGGTCATAGTTCTTCAGGAACCACGGCACTTGAGATTGCAAGCAATGGTCTTGTTACACATCCTCAACGACCAATCTTTTCAGTGAGAGGTAATGGCGGTAGCACATCATTAACAGCGGCAGATACAAACTTTGATTATATAAGCACTTGGACAACTACAGACATCAACGTAGGCGGTCTGCTAAACGCAGGTGGATATGCACAAGTACCTACTGGATTTGGTGGTATCTACCAAATCACTTGGATTACTAACTCACAACAAGGTACTTTAAACTTCAATTCTGCAGAGATGCATCACTATGATGGGTCAACTTACACCAATTTGATGCGCCATTTTGGTAACAACGATTATTCAAATTACAGCACAGGCACCACGTTTTTCTATCAGTTAGACGAAGGTGACATAATCTATGCTGGATTCGATGACCGATATTCGGAACCTAGCGCAGAGGATGCCCGTAGTAACTTTTCAATGATGTTTGTGGGGTAATTAGATATGACAAGCATACTTAAAGTCTCTTCAATTCAAGACCCCCAAAACAGCAACACAGCGTTGTCTGTAGATAGCAGTGGGCGTACTCGTATTCATCAAAACTCCACCGCTACATCTAACTACGCAACATCAGGTGCTTGGGAAATATCTGGTGTTCCTGATTGGGCAAACAAAATAAAGTTTATAGGTTACAGGCTGTCTCCCGATACTGACGGCGACACTTACTTTAGGGTAACAGTTGGCGGCTCTGCTGTTCAAGGTACTGCATACAAATACTCACATGCTCGATTAAACAATGCAGCGGCAGTCGTAGTTACTGATAGAAGTGCTGGTCATTCTCAAATTCAAACCGAAGGCTTTGGTGCTGTTAATAATTTGTTTAACTGGATTATAGAAATCTATAAACTAGATACTAACATCTATAACTTTTCGGCAACTATAGCAAATCACACATACGGCACTTATTACATCGCTCAAGCTGGCACTATAGAAACAAGCGGTGCTATTGATGGCGTTCAGTTGATTGCTTCGGCTGGCAATTTTGACAGCGGCAAAGCACGGCTTTTCTGGGAGTAGATTGACATGGGATTAATACGTCTAAAATCAAGCAATCTTCCTAGTGGGTCTGTGTTGCAAACAGTATCCAACACACCTTTTTCTACAAATACTAATACTGCAAACTCTACTACCTCTGCAGTAGACGCTTCTGGGTTTTCAGCATCCATTACTCCAATAAGCACTTCTAGCAAAGTATTAGTAATGTTTACGGCAAGAGTTGATAATTCTAATGACACTAACGTTAACAACAGAGGTACTATCTGGCTTGCGAGAGGGTCAACTCTTATTGCATCAAGATTTGTTGGTGTTTATCAGGGCGATGGAAGTCCATCTAACAGAAACAATTATAATGCAGTGTCGCTTACCATACTAGATACTCCAGCAACGACTTCTTCAGTTACATACAAGATACAAACCGCATCTGCCGCTACATCAAATACAATGACTATCTATGGTGATATAAGTGATTATGAGCAAGCATCTCTTGTTTTGATGGAGATTGCTGGCTGATGCGACAGGTACAGGAAATCTCACCAGAACTGCGAGTAGCCTTAGACTTAGAAGCACACGAAAAAGAATGTGCAATACGTTACTCAGCCGTAGAAGAAAAACTATCTGGTCTCGACAAAAGATTGTGGAGACTGGAAGCAATGATTATGGGGTCAACTGTAATTATGGTTGGCCTTGCAGCTACCTTACTTACAAAACTGTAGGAGAAAGCCATGTTAGCGGAACTGGCGGCTGCTAATGCCGCATTTGCGATTATAAAGCAAACTCTATCGAATGGTAAGGAATTAGTTGACGCTGGCAAGGCTATCTCTCAGTACGTAGATGCCAAAGAAACTTTACAGTCTAAAGCCAACAAGAAGAAAAACTCTTTTTGGAATAAAGTTGGTGGTAACTCAGGTAGTGACCTAGAAGAATTTATGGCTTTAGAGAAACTTAAACAACAGGAAAACGAACTACGTGAGGCTATGCAGCTTTACGGTAGGGCAGGATTGTGGCAGGATTGGGTTAGGTTTCAGGCAGAAGCACGAACCCGTAGGATTGAAGAACAGAAACAAGCAGCAAAAGAGAAACAACAGTTTATTGACAACTGTGTTGTGGCTTTCTATTGGTCAGTTTGTATAGGATTAGGTCTAGCTGCACTAGGTATTATCTTGTGGGTTATTAAGGAGAGTATAAAGTGATACTAGGAGTAGTACAAGCCGTGGCTGGTCTAGCCAGTACATGGATGGAAGGTAAGGTTGAGACACAGAAAGCCAAAGTAGCAGTAGCAAAGAAGGTTGCTGCTGGTGAAATGGATTGGAACCAGACTATGGCAGAGGCTTCTGCGTCAAGCTGGAAGGATGAGTGGCTAACAATTTTGGTGAGCATACCCCTAATACTAGCTTTTACAGGGCATGAAGATATTGTTCAACGTGGCTTTGAGGCGTTAGACAGTATGCCAGACTTCTATAAAACTGCTGTAGGCGTTGTATTCGCAGCAAGCTTTGGTGTTCAACAACTTACTAAGATGTTCAAGAAATAGAGGTAACTATGAGCCTATACGAAAACATTAACAAACGTAAGAAAGCTGGTACTAGCAGACCTAAGAGTAAGTCTACTATCAGTGCTAAGTCTTACGCTAACATGAAAGCTGGTTTCCCTAAAAACACAGATAAGTATAAGAAAAAACCATGAACTATACCCAACTAATTCAACAACTTAAACGTCACGAAGGATTGAGGTTAAAGCCCTACAAATGCACAGCAGACAAGCTTACTATCGGTGTTGGAAGAAACTTGGAAGATGTAGGCATCTCAGAAGAAGAAGCAGAGATGTTGTTGATAAACGACATAGAGAGGGCAACAGACCAACTCATACTGACATTTCCTTGGACAGAAGACCTAGACACGGTACGTTTTCAAGCCCTTATCAACTTTACCTTCAACGTAGGGATAGGGACGGTAGGCAAGTTCGTAAACGCAATGGCTCTGCTAAAGGACGGAAAGTTCGATATGGCAGCAGAGGAGTTCCTCAATTCAAGATGGGCGAAGCAAGTAGGCCAACGCTCACAGGAAGTAGCTGAACAAATACGTACAGGAGAGTGGCAATGAACCAAAAACAACAGATGGATGATTTACACGCTGCTGTTACCGCTGACCTCTTGGCACGTGTACGTAGTGGGGAAGCCACTGCAAGTGAGCTTTCAGTAGCTGTCAAATTTTTGAAAGACAACGGTGCGTCACTAGATGTCATCACTGCTGAAAGCCCTATGGCTAACCTGCTTGAGAACCTACCGTTTGACGTAGCGGAGAGTGTACAGTGACTAAGGTAGAGAGAGAAGTTGCTGCAAGAATGAATGATAGTACAGAGATTACAATACCTTTACGTAATCTTGTATCTATGATTGCAGCAGCTAGTATTGCTACGTGGGCATACTTCGGCTTAACAGAACGGATTAGCTTTCTAGAACACAACCTTGAATTAACTATGCAAGAGGTTGAAGAAAATGATGAGTGGATTGATAACTTTCAACCACCTAAATCTGTGCAGGACACTGTTAGACGTGTACATGAGCTAGAAGTAGAAATAGAAAAGATGAAGACTTTTTTATCAGGGG